CTGGACGTTTTGTTCTCACGTACAAGGTTGTGCTCGTACTTCTACGGCGGCATCTCTGATGAATGGTCGAAGTACTTGAGCGAATATGTTATCGCGCCAGCCCTCCCCGCTCAGGTGGTGCGAACGGTCTTTACAGACACCCCTTTTGTGGACTTGAAGCCCGCCGAAGGCCATACTCATGGCGTTTCGGCGGCGCTACGCTCGTCCGCAAGCTTGTTTATCGATCAAGTAGCCGCTTCGCTGGGACGTCGTGTAGTGTTCTACCAGGGTTCTGCCTCTGATGTGCGCAATGGACGCGCAATCAGTCGCTCCACACACTGGATTAAGGATACCAACGTTTCCCCTGTGAAGTATGAACCGGAAGTCAACGACTTAGTTGCAATGGTGGATGTTGATGAGTATGTCGACATGCCATTGTTTTTGTCTGAGAACTACCGGCCCGTGCTAATTTATACTTTCCAGCCGAGTAATGTCGCAAGAACGGTTGGCGAGTATAAGTATACATTTAACGAAAATAATGAGGTCACCTACGTGGTCTCAGGCGGTGCTTCTTATAAGCACAAAGTCTGGAACTATGATGGAGACAGCATTAAAATTGTTCGCAAGAACGCGTTTGGTGTAACGATCGAAGTCTCGTGTTTCTCGTTGGAACGTCGTCAGATGGACGCCGATCACCAGCTCATTTTACTGACCCCCATGGCCAAGTACCAGGGGGATCCAGCTTGGGTTGCTAATTTGGTGTTGGACGGCGGAGAGTTAACACGGTTGAAGATAGCTAAGGATGGTTTTACTCGTCTTACGACGAATGAGGCAGATGGACTGAAGGTCCATACGGGCATTGTGAATGAGTTCATCTCGTGCACCGTGCCGGCCCCAGTGGATACCGAATTGCGTCAGATTGCCAAGTTGCAGTCAACTGATATTACCATGAGTCAGGTCAAGTCTCATGCTAATATCAGTGACGATAATTCACCAGCCGCATTGTGGGCCTATCTCCGCGCCAAGCAGAAACCTTGGAGCGGTGAGACGGTCTCAACAACCATCAAGCGCGTACATACTTACCAATTGGTGAGTAAGTATTACGACTTCGACCCCGACGCTAAACCCTCGGTAAAAGGATTCATGAATCCGATTCTTGACGGTGCTTTTGCTCCCGATATGTGCAAGTCTAACGACCAGCGCTCCGTGGATGCAAGAGTGACAAAGGTTCGTAGCGATATGGAACCGGACGCCTTCACACTTTTAGTGATGAAGGAGTTCATCCAGTTGTTCGTAGGCGAATCACGTCACTCATTAGAGCCTGTTGGTTCCGAGGAGGTTTATGTCCGTCAAAACAAGCCCCAACAACGCCGAATTTTGGCCGAGGCAGAGTACATGCGTTATCCGCATCGCGTCGTGAAAGCTTTCATGAAGCGAGAGGCAGGACAAAACGTAACTGATCCACGTAATATCAGCACTATTAATGGGCTGGATAAGTTGGAATACAGTGCTTTTATGTATTCGCTTGCTGAGTATATCAAGAAATTTGATTGGTATGCATTTGGCAAGAGTCCCTTGGAGCAGGCAAATCGAGTTGCTGACATTGCTGCAGTGGCTAAGTATCTCATCGAAACGGATTTTAGCCGTATGGATGGTAGAGTTAGTCCAGCTGCGAGAATGCTTGAGAGAATGCTGATCATGGCCTTGTTTAAGCCTGAATTTCATGCGAAACTCTTCGAGCTGCTCAGGTCACAAACCAACTTGAAAGCTACTACAAAATTTGGCGTGAAATACGACACCGGGTCCAGTAGACTTTCTGGCAGTCCTGAGACGTCGCTTTTCAATACGATACTTAATGTGTTCGTAGCCTTCCTTGCTTTGCGCATGACGAAGGTTGAAGGGCGATTCTTGACTGCTAAGGAAGCTTGGGCTAGGTTGGGCGTATACGGTGGCGATGATGGAATATCAGGTGATATTGCAAGCGAAGTGTACACCAAGGCTGCATCTAGGATGGGTCAGAAGCTCACGTGTGACATCAAAACACGTGGGGATGCTGGAGTTAAATTCCTAGCCAGACTTTACGGGCCCGAAGTTTGGTTTGGGGATAATAATACAATGTGTGACTTGCCCCGCACATTAAGTAAATTCCACACCACAGTGCACTTGCCGGAAAGCATTACGGATGAGGAGAAGTTGGTTGACAAAGCGTACGCGCTGTCGCTGACGGATACCAATACTCCTATTGTTGGTAAGTTTGTGCAGAAAGTGCTGAAGCATCGGCCGGAGAAATTCGAGTTCAAAAATTTTGGACGAAAATGGCTCCCGGAGGAACAACCTGACAAGCAGTATCCCAACCGCCCCGCGGAATGGATGGAAGACATGGCGATGGCTCAGTTGCCAGAATTCAGTTTTGGCAAGTTCAACGACTGGGTTAATTCTGTTTCAACTTTGCAAGAGTTGATGACATGCCCGCCTATGCATCCACCCATCCTGCCACGGGCGTTGCCGGACACCATTACCGTGGTGGATGGCGACGTCGTGGAGCAAGAAGTTGAGATGCCGCCCCTAATAGATGATGAAGAAATTGACACTTCAAAGGAGGTGACAGCTGCCACAGCTACGCCCGACCTTCCTGCTGCTCCGAAATTTCGAGCTCGCAAGAAGAAGGAAGACCGACCAAGTCATGCCCGAGAGGGGATGCCACCCCAGCGTGCGAAGCCAAGTTCCAAGGTTCCGCCCAAGAAGGTGAAGGGTAAGCGCAAATGAGCGCCGCCCTTAACGTAAC